CGATATGACATCAGATTCGTGGCTTAGTAAAAACACTAGACCAATGAGTTTGATATTTTTAACTATAATGACTATAGCTTTTATATGGGTAGATAGTCATGGTTATATAGATTTTACCGTAGAACAAGAATGGATAAATCTATTAAAAACATTAACAACAACTGTGTATGTAGCATATTTTGGCTCACGAGGCGCAGAAAAGTTTAAATCAATAAGTAATAAATAAAAAAAATGAGTAAATTTCCAATAGACACAGGTATAGCTGGTAAAGCAATGATAGCAACAGGTACAGTTGGTACACCTAACGGGATACCGGCTTGGCCTTTTGAAAATCAAACAGGCACATATGGTAATTTTTTAAACAGCTCTGTTTTGTGGTGCGGAGTTGGGGGTACAATAAATGTTATACCATCTGGAACTTCAATAAGTTCTTTAAAAGTAGGTGTAAAAGGTCAAGATATTGTTTTTAAAGTATTAACCGCTGGAACAAATTATTCATCTGGAACAACTTTCCCTACAACAGATTCAAATCCAACCAACCCTAATAATATAACAGTTGAGTTAACTGTTCTTGCTGGAGGCGTTGTTAGTAGTATAGAAATAATAAATGGTGGATCTGGATATAACGTAGGTGATATTATAACTGTTGATGAAACTGGAAGACCAGCTGGATCAACGGATTGTACTTTTCAAATTCTTAAACTAGAAAGAGGTATACCTACAGCTGATGAATCAATAGCTGTTAAAGTTCAAGCAGGTCAATACTTACCAATAGCTATAGATTATATAACTAGTATAACCACAATAACAGAAGCTGATATTATTATATGTAAATAAGTGATATATAGGTGACTATATAATTATAAATAACAATTAAATTAAATTCAATTATGGCAAAAGCTAAAAAAATAAAAAAAGAAGAATTAGAAAAAATAATTAAAGCTAAAACTGAAATACAAGATATACTAACAACCATAGGCTCTTTAGAGACTCAAAAACACAGTTTACTTCATAAAGTAGCCGAAGTTAATGAAGTTGTAGACGCTTGTAAAAAAGATTTAGAAAAAGAATACGGTCAGATTACTGTAGATCTTAAAACTGGTGAATATACTGAAATAGAAGAAAAAGAAAAAAAGTAATGGATTCAGTTATAAGAAAAATCAGTATTGGTTCTGATTATAAAAATGATGCTATGCATTATTCTGTAGGTCAACAAGTTTATGGAGGTCATGAAATAGCTTATATTCTTTTCCAGGAAACTGATGCATCTTATAATATTCATATTAAAAAAAACAACGAGGTATTGCCATGGAAAAAATTTAATTCTAACATGGCTATATCCGTTGAGTATGATTTAGAATATTAATGAAAAGTCTATACGATTTTATTGTTGAACCAGTTGGCAATAAATACAACAACACTGTTAACGTAGGTGATAAAAAATTAATTGTAAATACTAAAATTGAAAACTGGAAGTTTGTAAATAAGTTAGCTAGGGTTGTAGAAACCCCAGCTGCCTTTTCAACACCTATAAAGAAAGGTGCTATAATAATCATACATCAAAATGTTTTTAGAACATTTTATGATATGAAAGGTGAAAAGAAAAAAAGCAGATCTTATTTTAAAGATGATAACTATTTCTGCGCAGTTGACCAAATATATTTATATAAAAATAAAAGTAAATGGAAAACTATAAATAATAGATGTTTTATAACACCTATAAAAAGCAAACAAGATCTAACGCTAGATAAAGAGGCGAACCTTATTGGTATACTTAAATACGGTAATAAGTCCTTAGAAGCGCTTAATATAAACCCAGGTGATCTTGTAGGGTTTACTCCTAACAGTGAATGGGAGTTTTTAGTCGAAGACAAACGACTATATTGTATGAAATCTAATGATATTGTAATTAAGTATGAATACCAAGGAAACGAAAAAGAATATAATCCAAGCTGGGCAGCGAGCAGTTGAAGAGTTAATCAAAGTAGCTAAAGAAGCTATTGTTGATTCAGATGATGATATATCAGCTGATAGACTTAAAAACGCTGCAGCTACTAAAAAGCTAGCTATATTCGACGCCTTTGAAATACTTAGTCGTATTGAAGAAGAAGAAAACCTATTAAATGATAAACCAAAAGAAGTTAAAGAACAAAGAGCTTTTAAAGGTTTTGCTGAAGGAAGATCTAACTAATGTACGAGCAGTCATTATATAAAGTTTTAAAAAACCACATAAAACCTAAAGTTCTTAAACGAATGAACAGGTATAACAAGTGGGAATATGGCTATAACAAAGAGCATGATATTGTTGTTATAAGCAAAACAGGTAAAATAGGGGATATATACGAAATACAAAACCTTAAAATAGCTTTACCTGAAAAAACAAAAGTACATAAATTTGAAACAGACAAATGGGAGTATACTGAGTATCCTAAAGTTTTAAGTAAAATAAAATCAGTATTTGACTGGGAAGAATATCCACTAGACTTTAAAGAGAAATGGTATGATTACATCGATAATGAATTTACTCGCAGAGAAGAAGGGTTTTGGTTCTATAATAAAGGTGTGGCTACTTACCTTACTGGTACTCACTATATGTACTTGCAGTGGAGTAAAATCGACGTTGGTAAACCGGACTTTCGCGAATCAAATAGATTATTCTATATCTTTTGGGAGGCTTGCAAAGCCGATGTACGTTCATATGGACTGTGCTACCTTAAGAACAGAAGATCTGGATTTTCATTTATGGCATCAGGCGAGGTGGTTAACCTGGCAACCATATCCTCTGACTCTAGATATGGAATACTATCGAAATCTGGACCTGATGCGAAGAAGATGTTCACGGATAAAGTGGTACCAATATCAGTCAACTATCCGTTCTTTTTCAAGCCAATACAAGACGGTATGGACAGGCCAAAGACAGAACTTGCCTTTAGAGTCCCAGCCACAAAATACACCCGTAAGAAGCTTGAAACAAACCAAACTCTACGCGAGCTCGACGGGCTCGACACTACGATCGACTGGAAAAACACGGGCGACAACTCGTATGACGGTGAGAAACTCAAGCTCCTCGTCCACGATGAGAGCGGTAAATGGGAACGTCCGACGAACATCCTCAACAACTGGCGTGTCACGAAAACGTGTCTACGATTAGGTAGTAGAATTATAGGTAAATGTATGATGGGTTCAACTAGTAACTCATTAGATAAAGGCGGTGATAATTTTAAAAAACTTTACAATGACTCAGACGTCACTCAAAGAAATGCAAATGGACAAACTCGCTCTGGACTATATAGCTTGTTTATACCTATGGAGTGGAATTACGAAGGATACATTGATTCTCATGGAATACCTGTCTTCGATACACCAAAAAAACCGAAGAAAGGACCTCAGGGTGAAAAAATTGAATTAGGTGTAATAGAGTATTGGGATAATGAAGTAGAAGGACTTAAACAAGATCAAGATGCTTTAAATGAATTTTATAGACAATTTCCACGCACCACAAAACACGCTTTTAGAGATGAATCAAAAGAGTCTTTATTTAATTTAACTAAAATTTATGAACAAATAGATTTTAATGAAGATCTTAAAAACTCTATAAACGTAACAAGAGGATCTTTTCAATGGCAAAACGCTAAGCAAGATACTAATGTTATATTTGTTCCAAATAAAAATGGAAGGTTTTTAATAACTTGGGTTCCTAATATTAATATTCAAAATAGAGTGTTTGTTAAAAATGGTTTAAAATATCCAGGCAATGAACACATAGGAGCTTTTGGTTGTGATCCTTATGATATATCTGGAACAGTAGACAAAAGAGGTTCAAAAGGATCTTTGCACGGTTTAACCAAGTTTTCAATGGAAGATGCTCCACCTAATCATTTTTTTTTAGAATATATAGCTAGACCACAAACTGCTGAAATATTTTTTGAAGATGTTTTAATGGCTTGTGTGTTTTATGGAATGCCAATACTAGCTGAAAATAACAAGCCAAGACTTTTATATTATTTTAAAAAAAGAGGATATAGAGGTTTTGCTATGAATAGACCTGATAAAAAAAGAAATAAACTATCTGTAACTGAAAGAGAAATAGGTGGTATACCAAACTCAAGTGAAGACATAAAGCAAGCTCACGCAGCTGCTATTGAGTCTTATATAGAAAATTTTGTAGGTTTGTTAGAAACTGGATATGGAAATGTTTATTTTCAAAGAACACTAGAAGACTGGGCTAAGTTTAATATAAACAATAGAACTAAGCATGATGCTTCTATAAGTTCTGGACTAGCACTTATGGCTTGCAACAAGCATAGATATAGTCCTGTTAATGTGAGAACTATAAAAGCTGTAAATTTAGGTATAAAAAAATATGACAACAAAGGTGTCACATCAAAAATAATAAGTTAAATGAGTATATATACTAACACCAATAGCGCTTTTCCAAGCCAAGTAGTTAGCGACTTAGAAAAAGCTAGTATTGAATACGGCAGACAAGTTGCTCAAGCTATTGAAGGCGAGTGGTTTAATCAAGGCAGAAGCGGAGGTAATAGATATTTAACTAATTGGAATAATTTTCACCAATTAAGATTATACGCTAGAGGCGAACAGCCAATACAAAAATATAAAGATGAATTATCTATTAATGGTGATTTGTCTTATCTTAATTTAGACTGGAAACCAGTTCCTATTTTATCTAAGTTTGTAGACATAGTAGCTAATGGTATATCTCAAAAAGCATATGATATAAAAGCATATTCTCAAGATCCTAATTCAGTTAAAAAAAGAACTCAATACGCTAGTAGGCTTTATAATGATATGATAGCTAAAAGCTATTTAGAAAACTTAAAACAAACTCTTGGAGTAGATCTATATCAAAGCACTGATGTAGGAACTTTACCTGAATCAAAAGAAGAGTTAGAGCTGCACATGCAATTAAGTTACAAGCAATCAATTGAAATAGCTGAAGAAGAAGCAATTTCTAGTATGTTTGCTCAAAATAAATTTGATTTAATAAAACGAAGAATAAACTTAGACTTAACAACAATAGGTATATCAGCTTGTAAAACAAATTTTAACACAGCTGAAGGAATAACTATAGATTATGTTGATCCTGCTTATATGGTTTATTCTTATACTGAAGATCCTAATTTTGAAGACGTATATTACGTAGGTGAAGTAAAATCAATTACAATACCTGAACTTAAAAAAGAATTTCCTAATATATCTCAAGAGGAATTAGAGCGTATACAAAAAATGCCAGGAAATAGACAATATATAACTGGTTGGGGTAATTACGATGAAAACACTGTTCAAGTTATGTACTTTGATTATAAAACATATCACAATCAAGTATTTAAAATAAAACAAACAGAGCAAGGATTAATGAAGGCTATTGAAAAACCAGACACATTTGATCCACCTGAAAATGAAAACTTTGAAAGAGTTTCAAGATCAATAGAGGTTTTATACAGCGGCGCTAAAGTACTAGGAACAAATACAATGTTAAAGTGGGGTTTAGCAGAGAATATGTCTAGACCTATGTCAGACACTACAAGAGTTAAAATGAACTACGCTATTTGTGCTCCAAGAATGTACAAAGGTAGAATAGAATCTATAGTAAGCAAGTGTATTGGATTTGCAGACATGATACAACTTACTCATTTAAAACTACAGCAAGTTATGTCTAAAATGGTTCCAGATGGAGTTTACTTAGACATGGACGGATTAGCTGAGGTTGATCTTGGAAATGGTACTAATTACAATCCGGCTGAAGCTCTTAACATGTATTTTCAGACTGGTTCTATAGTTGGTAGATCTCTTACGCAAGATGGAGATATCAATCCTGGTAAAGTTCCTATACAACAATTAAATGGCTCTAGCGGTGGTGCAAAAATACAAAGCTTAATTACTACGTATCAATATTATTTACAAATGATACGTGACGTAACAGGTCTTAATGAAGCTAGAGATGGTAGTACACCTGATAAGCAAACATTAGTTGGACTTCAAAAATTAGCAGCAAACGCCTCTAACGTTGCAACAAGACATATTAAGCAAGCTAGTTTGTATATAACTTTAAAAATAGCAGAAAATATATCTTTAAAAATAGCTGACGCTTTATCTTTTCCTTTAACAGCTGAGTCTTTAAAAAATTCAATTTCAACATTTAATGTCAATACATTAGAAGAAGTAATTAATTTAAATTTGTATGACTTTGGAATATTTTTAGAATTAGAACCTGATGAAGAAGAAAGAGCTCAACTAGAACAAAACATACAGGCATCTATACAGCAAGGCGGTATAAATCTTGAAGACGCAATAGATTTAAGACAAATTAAAAATCTTAAACTAGCTAATCAAATGCTTAAAATAAAACGTAAAGCTAAATTAGCTCAAGATCAATTAAATCAACAAGCTAATATACAAGCGCAAGGTGCTGCACAGGCTGAAACAGCTGAGAAAACAGCTATGGCAGAAGTACAAAAACAAGAAGCTATATCAGCTTCAAAGGTTCAGTATGAAAGATCTAGAACTCAAATGGAAATAGAGAAAATGGAAATTGCCTCTCAATTAAAACAATTAGAGATGCAACAGCAGTTTAATTATGATCTTCAATTAAAACAAGTTGAGTCTCAAACCGTGTCTCAAAAAGAACAACAAAAAGAAGATAGAAAAGACAAGCGTATAAAAATGGAAGGTACGCAGCAAAGTGAAATGATAAGCCAAAGAAATAATGATGGCTTACCAATTGATTTTGAAAATCAGCCAGATGCTGAAATGAACGCGTTTATGTAAAACGTTATTTAATTATTTAATTATATTATATTATGTCAGAAGTAAAAACAAATGAACCTGTTAAGCAGGAAGGTGAGTTTAAGTTAAAAAAGAAAACAACACCTAAGAAATTAAACGAAACTAAGGATAACGTAACTAAAATAAACGTAAATCCTAAAGAACCATTGGTTGAATTAGAGCCAAATGTTAAAAAAGTAACAATTCCAAAACAAGAAGAAAAAAAAGATGCCATTCAAATCGGAGAAACAAAGGAGGTATCTGTGGAAGAACCATCCGGAGATAGCTCAGAGGTGGGAGAACCTGTACAAGAGTCCAACGAGACTACTGAAGGGTTTTCTCCAATCAAAGAAGTAACAGAAGCTGAAGTTAAACAAGTTGAAGCAGAAGTTAAAGAAGCTATAAGAGATGAAAAAGTATTAGGCAAACCATTGCCGGAGAACATTGAAAAGCTAGTTTTATTTATGGAAGAAACTGGTGGAACAATAGAAGATTATACTCGTTTAAATGCAGATTATTCTAGCATTGACGATAGAACTCTTATAAAAGAGTATTACAAAAAAAATAAACCTTATTTAGATAATTCAGACGTCGATCTTCTATTAGAAGATTTTGATTACGATGTAGATTTGGACGAAGATAAGGATATACGCAAAAAGAAACTTGCGTTTAAAGAAGAAGTTGCAAAAGCCAAAAACTTTTTAGAAGAAACAAAGAGTAAGTATTACGACGAGATCAAGTTGAGACCGGGCGTTACTCAGGAACAAAAAAAAGCTATGGATTTTTTCAATAGATATAGTGAGCAACAACAAATAGTGGAGCAACAACACTCAGAATTTAAAGAACAAACAAAAAGTTTTTTTACTAATAATTTCGAAGGTTTCGATTTAAAAGTTGGTGAAAAAACATATAAATATAATATTCAAAATCCTGAAAAAATTGCTGAAACCAATTCAAACATTAACAACGTATTAGGGAAGTTCCTTGATAGTAACGGTAACGTTAATGATCACGCTGGTTATCACAAGGCGATGTATGCCGCTAGTAATGTAGATAAAATTGCCGCTCATTTTTATGAGCAAGGAAAAGCAGACGCTGTTAAAGACGTTATAAATAAATCAAAAAACCTGAGTGACACTAAAGCTAGGACTTCTCAAGGAGATGTATTTGTAGGCGGAATGAAAGTTAGAGCTATTTCAGGCGCTGACTCTACAAGACTTAAAATAAAAACTAAAAAATTTAACTAAAAAATTTAAACAATTATGAGTTTAACTCCTCAATTTGGGTCGTTAGTCCCATCTCAAAAACAACAATTGTTGCAATCAAATTACTTGCAGTTTAACGACGGCACTAATGATTTTGCGCAACAATACTTACCAGAGATCTACGAACAAGAAGTAGAGCGTTATGGAAACAGAACGTTATCTGGATTTTTACGAATGGTAGGCGCTGAAATGCCTATGACATCTGATCAAGTAATTTGGTCTGAACAAAACCGTTTGCATATTTCTTATGAAAACGTAGTATTAGGCGCTGGTGCTGCTGTAAACCTTTTAACTATTCCAGTTGGAGCTAATATTACTAATGTAATATCTGTAAACGATACTATCGTTATTTTAGATCCAGCTTCTGGAATTGAAGCTAAAGCTTTAGTAACTGCTTCTGGCGCAACGGCTGCTCCTGCAACTGGTGCTATAACTGTACAGCCTTATAGCGGAGCTGCTTTAGGTGCTACTTTCTTTGCTGGTCTTGGTGGTAATGTTAAAATCTTTGTGTATGGTTCTGACTATGCAAAAGGATCTAGCATTGCAACTGGAGACAGGGTAAGTGTTACACCTTCATTTACACAATTTTCTAACTCACCTGTTATTATTAGAAACCAATACACTGTATCTGGTTCTGATATGGCACAAATTGGATGGGTAGAAGTTGCTACAGAAGATGGAACATCTGGATACTTATGGTATTTAAAAGCTGAATCTGAAACTCGTTTACGTTTTGAAGATTACTTAGAAATGGCTATGGTAGAAGGTGAATATAATCAAAATGCTGGAGCTGGAGCTACTCAAACTGACAAGCTTCCTGGTACTCAAGGTTTATTCTCTGCCATTCAAACTCGTGGAAATGTAGAAGTAGGATTTACTGCTGCTGCTGGACTAGATGAATTTGATGCTATTTTGAAAAACTTAGATACTCAAGGCGCTATTGAAGAAAACATGTTATTCTTGAATAGACAAACAGCTCTTGATTTTGATGATATGCTTGCTGCAATCTCTGGTGGAACTGCCGGTGGTACTGCATTTGGTTTATTTGAAAACTCTGAGGAAATGGCATTAAATCTTGGATTTAGTGGCTTCCGTAGAGGATCTTACGATTTCTATAAAACAGATTGGAAATACTTAAATGATGCTTCTACTCGTGGTGCTATTGTAGGTGTTAATTCAATTGAAGGCGTATTAGTGCCTGCTGGAACATCAACTGTTTATGACCAAGTTTTAGGGACTAACATCCGTAGACCTTTCTTACACGTACGATACAGAGCTTCACAAGCTGATGATCGTCGTATGAAGTCTTGGTTGACTGGTTCTGCTGGTGGTGCATTTACATCTACACTGGATGCTATGGAAGTAAACTTCCTATCTGAAAGATGTTTAGTAACACAAGCTGCTAACAACTTTGTATTATTCAAAGGAGTATAATTACTTCTTAAATTAAATCCTATGGGCTACACAGTGAGCGTAGCCCTAGGATTTTTTATTAACTATTTAATTTTATTATATTATGGCTAAAAAAGCTACAGCAGAAACTATTGAGGTTGCACCTCAGGAGGTTGCAGTAAAAACTGCTCCTAAACCCACTAAACCAACGTGGGAAATTAAAGACAGAGTTTATTATTTAAAAGGAAATAAAAACCCTCTAACACTTACTATTCCCGGTAAACACACTAAAAAGCATCCGTTGCTTTATTTTGATAAAAAAACAGGTAAACAAAAAGAGCTTAGATATGCTACAAATCAAGACTCTTCTTTTGTAGATGAACAAAAAGGTGAAGTTACTTTGGGTCATATAATGTTTAGAGATGGAGATTTAAAAGTACAAAAGCAACAACAAAATTTACAAAAACTTTTATCTTTATATCACCCATTGAAAGGTAGAATATATGAAGAGTTTAATCCTATAGAAAAAGCTGAAGATGAATTAGATAATTTAGATCTTCAAATTGATGCATTAAATGCCGCTAGAAATATAGAGATAGATCAAGCTGAAGCTATATTAAGAGTTGAAAAAGGATCTTTAGTTAGCAGTATGAGTTCTAAAGAACTAAGAAGAGATTTAATGCTTTTTGCTAAAAATAATCCAAATCTTTTTATGAATTTAGCTAACGATGACAATGTTCAATTAAGAAACGTAGCTATTAGAGCTGCAGAGGCTGGGATAATTAATTTATCAGGCGATCAAAGAACATTTACTTGGGCATCAAACGGTAGAAAATTAATGAACGTACCTTTTGACGAAAACCCTTACTCGGCATTTGCTGCTTTCTTAAAAACAGATGAAGGTGTTGAGATCTATAAATCTATAGATAAAAAACTATAAAAACAAGTGATACTAATATAGGCGGTTTCGGCCGCCTTTATAGTATAAATAAAAAATAACATGGCAGTAAACGTAAACGAAGTATATACAACTGTTTTATATCTACTGAATAAAGAGCAAAGAGGTTATATTCAACCAAATGAATTTAATAACCTTGCTACTCAAGTTCAATTAGATATATTTCAAGATTATTTTGCTAACGCTAATCAACTAGTTAGAAAAAATCAATCTAACGTTCAAAATGATACTGAGTTTTTTAATATGTTTAAAGACGCAGAATACAAACTTTATCCATTTTTAAAAGACGTTGATTATGTATATGACGCTAATGATGGCTTATGGTCTAGCGTTGATATTGTTTATAACATAGGAAGTGTTATAGCAACTTACAGCCAATCAGGTGAAAACCCTACATTAAATTCAATATCAGAGCTTTGTACTAAAAAAGAATACAATAAAATAATTAGATCTAAATTAACTGCTCCAACAAAACTATATCCTCTTCACGTTATAAATAAAAATGTAAACATTGCAACTTTTGATACAAGTTCTACATTAGCAATATATCCAAATCCAGATTCAGTTTCAGCAAATGTTTTAATAAAACCTTCTAATGTTTACTGGGGTTACTCTGTTGGTGCTGTAGGTCAATTTGTTTATAACCCTACTCTTTATAATCCAAACACTCAACCTTTAGGATCTTTGAATTTTGAACTAGACATATCTGAGCAAACTAATATTATTATTAGAATATTAAAATATTGTGGAGTTATAATAAATAATCCACAAATTATTGCTGTAGCAGACAATGAAATACAGCAAAACGAAATGAATTTAAAAAGTTAATAAATGGCTTTACTAACAGAAACAAATCAACAATATTATCAAGGAGCACAACCTTTTTTAGCTGTAGCTAATCAGTTAGATTTCCCAACTACGTTTGATACAAATTTAGTTTTTGGAAGTGAAAATCCATTAAATATAAACTACGCTTTAAATAATTTTAAATTATATGGAAGTAGCAGTGGATTACCTGGAACATGGGACGAAATAATTAGCGGATACAAGGTAACAAATAATATAGTAAAATTTACAGTATCTCCTTTTGCTACAACTCCTTATATAGTTGTTCAATTAAAAACAATTGATGGTGGAAAATATGGCAACATAGCTGCGGGAACTGGCTTTGATGCTTTTGGAGAAACTGTTGAAGATAATTACGGAGGCTATGAATATATAACTTTAAATGATGTAGTAAACAACTTTATGGTTGGATACGTGGGTGATGGTAAAATAATTCAAACAGCAAGTAAATCTGATATATTATTTTTTGCTAAAAGATCTCTACAAGAGTTTAGTTATGATACTTTAAAAAGTATTCATTCACAAGAACTTACTATTCCAGCTAGTTTAAATTTAGCTCTACCTCAAGACTATGTTAATTATGTAAACGTATCTTGGATAGATTCTTTCGGAGTTAAAAGACCTATATATCCGGCTAACAACTTAACTATAAGTCCATATGAAAATCCAGTTCAGGATTCAGATGGTGTGCCAACACAAGATAACTTTGGAGAAAATATAGAAGGAACTTCTATAACAGAAGAAAGATGGAAAACTGCTAGCGATAGTTTTATAAATCAAAGCTCTGCTACAATAATGGACGACTACGCCTATTGGGCAGATTATTATGGAATTAATGGATCTTGGAATTGGGGGCAACAATACGGTATAGATCCACAGTATGCTCAAATAAACGGTTGGTTTAATATGAATTACAGAGAAGGTAAAATATCTTTTTCAAGTAATCTAAACGGTAAGCTAATAGTTCTAGAGTATATATCTGATGGACTTGCATTAGACAAAGACACTAAAGTTCCTAAGTTAGCAGAAGAAGCTTTTTATTCTTCTATACTACATTATATAATATCAACTAGAGCTGGTCAACCAGAGTATCTAGTGCAAAGATTAAGAAAAGAAAAAAGTGCTAAATTAAGAAATGCTAAAATTAGATTATCTAATATTAAAATAGAAGAGATAACTCAAGTAATGAGAGGTCAATCTAAATGGATAAAACACTAAAATTAAATGGCTAGAGCTAGAAATGTATTTTTAAAGTCCAAAATGAATAAGGACTTAGATGCTCGTTTAATACAAAACGGAGAATATAGAGATGCTTTAAATATACAAGTAAGTCAATCAGCTGGTTCTGACGTTGGCGCAGTTGAAAATATACAAGGAAATGAAAGCGTTTTAAACTTTCAAACACACACAGGTGTTAGTAATTTAAAAACAATAGGTTATGTAGTAGATCAAAACTCAGAAGCTGTATTTTTATTTTTAACAAATGATATTGCTTCTCATTTTATAATTAGATATTCTCAGTCTGGATTAGCTGACACTTTGGTACAAGGAGATTGGTTAAATTTTTCTTCAAACCATCCAATGAATGGAGCTACGGTAATTGAAGACTTATTGTTTTTTACAGACAATTTTAATCAACCAAGGAAAATAAATTGGCAATCAGCCTTGTCTTTCAATACTACAACTTCTTACTACTACACAAATGAGCAGCAAATATCTGTTGCTAAATTCTCGCCTTATTTATCTCCTCGCCTTATAGATTTAACTAGCACTGCAACCTTAAAGCCTAGCACTATGAGTGATGGTAGAGATCTACCTGATACAACAATAGGTCCTATAACTTGGGCTACAAAAAATTTAAAAGTTACATCTTTTAGAAATAGAGCTATAATACATGAAGCTCAAAGCTTTGCAGATTGGAAACAAAGAATTTTAAACAAACAACCAGCCTGGTGTTATTATGATTTTGATCCTATTAATGGCGAAGTGTATGGAAAAATATACAACAGATTTTGCATGCAGTCTAATAATGTCGATGTATTTGGCAATTCTAGCGGCGGAGATACTATAGCGCCAATAGGTTTTAAACTGCCAGAAGAATCTGATTTTAATAATTTATTATCTTCTGTAAGCAATGATACTGATAGATTAAAATCCACCAGTGGAAGTTCACCTAACACCGCTGATAACAACTTTCCTTACGTACCAGGTACTTGGGTAGTTTCACTAGCAGATGCTGTTGACTATGCCGGCACGGAGGTTAATAATGAATTTTTTGATTCTATTCCTACAGGATATAGAAAAGCAAACGGAGGTGGAGTTACAGACTTTATAAACATAGGTGGAGACGATAGTGTAAATCCAGGTAATTTTCAAAATAATGCGGCTTATTATTGGATAAAAGGTGCCGCGCCTGGTGCTGAAAAATTTATAGCGTTTAGAGGATCAAATACTGCCATAGGACCATCTTTAGCTCCAGCTCCAACCAGCAATGACTACGTAGGTTATTATATAAGATGCATAAGAGAAGATGATTACGATGGTTGGAATGGTGATCCAGATTACTTAAGAGAAAAATTTGTTAGATTTTCTTACAGGTTTAAATTTGATGACAACGAGTACTCTTTAGTTGCGCCATTTACTCAAGCTGCTTTTATACCAAATCAAGGTGGACTTTTCTTTGAAGGAGATGGTGAAAAAACATTTAGATCTACAATAGTAGATTTTATGCAAAACAATGTTAATAATTTTGTTTTAAACATACCTTTACCTTCTGGAAGTATTAATAAAGACTATAAAGTAAAAGAGATTGATATACTAATAAAAGAATCTGATGGCCTAGCTTTTAAGGTTTTAGAATCTATAGACGTTGATTCTTCTTTTGACGCGCTTTATACCAGCAGAATAGCAACCACAAACGCTATAGGATCTGCGACTTCTAGTGCAATAACTATAGATTCTGAAAATGGTATAATTCCAGGATACGTGATAACGTCTATAAACGGAGTAGCCGTAACACCCCCAGCTAAAGTAATTTCTATAACAGTAGATTCTTCACAAAATCCACCTTATTATACATTGCAACTTGATAAAGACGTGTCATATAGCGATGGAAATTTAGTTGAACTTAGCTACACGCCAGATCCAGTTTATCAATACAATTATCAATCATTAAAGCCTTATAGAACTCTTCCAGAGCGTGAAGTAGTAAGAGTTTATGATAAAGTACCAGTTAGAGCATTGGCTCAAGAAAGCTCGGGCAATAGAGTTATGTATGGTAATTTCGTGGCTAATCACGCTGGTTTACTTAACTTAGATTACAAAATAAGTATAGATGAAAAAAGTCCTCAAGAAGACGTAGAATATCCTAACCATAATATCAAACAAAACAGAAATTATAAAGTAGGTATTATATTAGCTGATAAATGGGGTAGACAATCTGATGTAATACTTTCTAGCTATGATAATTTATTAGACAAATTTGGGCAACCAGAAGAAGGGTCTAACATTTTTCATGGATATAAAAGAGATAATTTTCAACCTAGCATATCAAGTTGGGAAGGTGATAATTTAAGAATTACTTTTAATACATTAATACCGGAAGCTGTTAATTACAATGGCAATGCTGGTTACCCAGGTGCTTATGCTACAAGTAGTTTTTACACAACCCCATACAATGGCGCAACGCCTACCGCTCCTCTTAGATATTTTGAAGAAGTATCTCAAAACGCTAATAATACTTGGACTTACAGGGCTAGTAATTTATTTACAGGCTGGTCACAAACAACAGCTGAAGAGTATTTTAATAATACTAAATATTTAAGAGGTTATTATAATGATTATGTAGAAGTAATAAGTACTTCATGGGATAGCACAACTGATCCAAGTCTACCAGCTCTTACTATGGTTATGCAAGGAAGAATAGATGATGATTATCTTTTTGAATATAGATATAATCAAGGTGGAGTTTTTGTAGATACTCTTTTAGCAGAAAGAACAAGGGCAACATATGTTATAAATGAACTTGGTTTTTATTCGTATAGAGTTGTAGTACAGCAAAAACAGCAAGACTACTACAACGTTTATCTACCAGGTGTTATAAATGGTTATCCTATTGTTAACAACGAAGATGAAAGAAATGATACAGCTCATGTTGTTTTAATAAGTGATAATATAAATAAAATACCTAGAGATCTTGGAAGTGTAGGTCCTACGCAAACAGAATTTAATAGTAGTATTCAGCTTTTTGGTAGAGTAACTAACTCTAATGATGCTGCTAAAAAGAACGTGCAGTATTATCCATCTCTTACACCAGATACAGTAGTACTTATAAGTGATCAAAGAACTTTGTTTGGCCCTATACCAGATTATACAAATACATCGAATGGCGCTCCTAATGGAAACTGTTTATATCCAGGCTTTCCTATAAATTACTTTGAAAATGTTGTTAATCCGCAATCAACTGGTGGTATTACCATAGCTGTTGAAAATCAAATAACAAACTCAAACCCTCTTATAGGTAGAATAAGTACTCAAAATGGCATTGGTGAAGTAGAAAGTACATTTATACCTGGAAGTCCATATCCTAATTCCATGTACTTAGCGGTATATGAAACACAGGCTGTAGAATCTGTTTTAGATATATTCTGGGAATCTTCTACTACAGGTCTTATATCTGATTTAAATCAAGACTTACTTTCAACTACAGCTACTCCGGTAGGTTTTACATCTGGCACTCAAATAAGTGTTAATGAAGGTATGACACCCGGAACTCAAATATCAACATTATTTTTTCCAATTAATTCAGCAGGTAACAACGTATTAAACACTATAGGTACACTTACCTCTGTATTTTCTAAAAATCCTTTAGGAGATTTAAATACAAATGTAAATAGAAATGAAGAATTTTCATTAAATTCAAACCCTGATGGATCTTATAGTTTATCGTTGTTTAGCCCTCAAGTTGCTTTACAAGATGTAGAAACTGCAGAATATTATCAATTTAACATAGAATTAGAAGTTGAATCAGGTGAAACAATAGTTTTGTCTTTAGAAGCAACTCTTCAAAATCAAGCACCGTCTTTTGTTAGTAATTGTCACGATTTAAACAATTGTAATTTCTGTATTGGGCCATGTTTTGATGATGTAGATTACTTTGTTCAATCGGTAAGTGAGGCTAGTAATTACATAATGGGTCCTCAAATATCATGCACAGATCCTTCCATACCACCACCTTTTCTTCAAGCTATAAATGGATCAGCAGATCCAAATAGAAATGGTCAACAATTATTTTTTGAAATAATAAACGCAACAAAAGAACCTACGGGTGATGGTCAATGTACTGGTGGAGTTCCTGAATTTATACAAAACGCAGACACGCCTGTCGCAGAAAGAACTTTTGATATTCAAGAATATTCTCAATATAATGAAGGTCAAGCAACTATATCTGTTACAGGTTTTCAACCTCTTACACCAAACTTCTTTTACAAAATACAAGTAAGAGTAACAGATAGAAGTGATAGTGAAGCATTCGGAGATGGTATGTCAACAGAAACAATTATAGCTTTTACTCCAGAGGCCGTAAGCTATTTAAATCAAATTGTTTGGGCTGGATATCAAGGCGTTCAATTAGACAACAACATTGCACCACCTAATTATGATGGTCCTGTTTTTAACGCTCTTGATCCTACGTTTCAATCATTACCAACTCAAAACCAAGCAAGTAAAGTAGGTGCTGTAGCAAATTGGACCGCAACAACAGTGTGGGCGTGGTTAGTGTGTTATAATGAAGGAACTAATACTCCATCTACAGGAGCACGTGCAAATATAACAGGAAGAGCTACAGCGATACCAACTTCTTTTAATGATCCTTCTGGCGTGCCATTAGTAGGACCGCCTTTCTGCGCAGCTGGAGGATTTAAACAAATTTTTGCAGGTACAGCAGGTCCACCGCTTCCTCAAGGGCCTTTATTTCAATTATTACCCTTCGTGCCAACGGGTCCAAATCAAGCTCCAAGCGTAGAAGCCGGATCTTTAATACATAATATTGAATTACAAATTTTAAATTTTAATAAAAACGGAGCTGGAACTATGGATAAATTCCTTGCTATTGTTTTTGCACCTGCTGGGATGGGAAATGCGCCAGGCGCTGGTCCTATTCCTAGTAATTACTATTCATTTGGAGGTCAATCTCCGTTCTTATTTGAACCAGTGCCAATAGGTATCCCATTTAATGCAAACGAAAATGACAATTATAATCAGCCCGGTGGAGGTCCGTTTGATAGAAACTCTTGGGATATAGACACGTGTCCGTAAAATATATATATTAACAAGTGATAATAAAGTATAAATGCCAATTACATTAGGAATACAATATTATAACTCTTTTTGGTTAAAAAAGAAGAATTTCGTACCCGGTGGCGACACTACTGGTGATTGGTATGTTGAAGAAGCAAGAATAAAAGGTGGATTCAACAACAAATCAGTTAGTCCAGGAGCTAGAGCTTACTTAGTATCAGATGATAGAACTCAAAAAATATTGTCTAATTCTATAATTTACTCTGGTATATACAACTCTAGAACTTCTGTAAACCAAACAAATGTATTTTCAGTTGGTGATGATATAACTAAAACCGTTAACCCAGACAAAGGTAGCATACAAAAACTTTACGCTGAAGATACTAATTTAAATATATTTCAAGAGTTAAAAGTAAGTAGAGCTTTAATAGATAAAAACGCTATATACTCTGCAGAAGGAAGTAAAACGGTTACTACATCTATGGATGTCATAGGTCAAATAGTTCCCTATAATGGTGAGTTTGGTATATCTAGAAATCCAGAAAGCTTTGCTGTTTATGGGTATAGAAAATATTTTACAGATAGAGACAGAGGAAGTGTTTTAAGGTTATCAGCTAATGGCGTAGAAGAAATATCAAACTACGGTATGAAAACTTATTTTAGAAATCAACTAGGTTTAATAGATGATTTTGGTAGAATAGAAGGCGGTTTTGATATTCACAACAAAGTATATACTTTAAGCACGCAGTCTTCAAATGGTAATTTTCAAACTTTAGCCTTTGATGACTCTGTCAATGCTTGGGTTAGTAGATATTCTTTTAAACCAGAATTTATATTTAGTATAAAAAACAATACATTTTCTACGTCTGGTGGACAACTATGGATACATTACGCTGGTGGAGCTACAAGAGGAATTTTTTATGGAAATGCTATTGTTCCTTCTTTTATAGAATTTATATTTAATCCTAATGTTGCTTCCGCTAAGTCTTTTAGCACTATAGCTTATGAAGGTAGTAATGGCTGGAAAGTTTCTTCGCTTCAAGGCAGCACGCAAGGTGTTCAAGGTTATAATGGGAACGCTACTGGCAACAACTACGTAGACATAGGTCAACCTATATTAAGCTTTTTAGAAGGATCTTATGATACAAGTGGTAACACTGGTGTTTCTGCGCAAGAACCTATATTTCATGCTGGTTTTGATATAAAAGAAAATACATATGTAGCGGGCATAAGAAAAAGTGCAAGAACTCAAACAACGCCTGGGCAAGTAATATTAGGTGATAGTCAATTAGGTATAAAAGGCTATTATTCTACCGTAAAAGTATCCACAGATACTGTTACAAACCCTGGTGGTTTAAAAGAGTTATTTAGTGTATCGGCTGATTATGCTGTCACTAATGGATATTAATTTAAATTAAATGAAATTAAAAAAAATAGATAAGTCTATTGAAGACTTTCAAGATTTACTAATTAATAGTAAAGATTCTTTTGGCAATGGTACAAGTATAGCCGAATCACCAGAAGTACCTATAACTCATAATTTTGCAGATCAACTTTATATAAGACAAATGGATCTTAAAAAAGGCCACGTAATTATAGGAGCTATACATAATCATTTGCATGTTTGGTTTTTATTAAAAGGAAGAGTTATTATAAACAATAATGGAGATAAAGTAGAACATATTGCTCCATGCTACACCGTTTCAAAACCTGGTTCTAAACGTTTAATATATGCTGTAGAAGACTCTATATTTGTAAACGTTCATAAAAACCCAACAAACACCAAAGATATAAAAAAATTAGAAGAAGATATAGTTTCTTTTACTTTAGAAGAGTATAATAATAAAATAAAAACAATATGAGTTTTTTAGTTATAGGGGGCATGGCCCTTAGTATAGGTGGCGGCATATATGGTGCCAGTGAAGCTAAAAGCGCTCAAAGCGCTGCTGCCGCAAGAGCAGCTTCTTTGGAAGCTAAGTTGGCTGATTTAGAAGCTAACAGGCAGGCGATTATAGATCCTTACGAAAACGTAGAGAGTTTAGCTGGCTTAGCTGTTGATTTATCTAATCAGATTAGTAATCCTTTTGCTAATTTAGGAGTTGCAACTAAAGCAGCAGATATACAGATAGAAGAAGCGGATATAGCTCTTGCTAACACATTAGATACACTAAGAGCTACTGGTGCATCTGCCGGCGGAGCAACTGCACTTGCTCAAGCTGCTTTAAGAAGTAAAAAAGATGTAGCTGCAAGTATAGAAACTCAAGAAGCACAAAACTTAAAACTTAGAGCGAAAGGAGAAGACAGCGCGTCTAGAAGAATTTTAGCAGAAAAATCAAGAGTACAAGGAATACAAATATCTGAAGGCGCTAGAGAACAAAACGCTGAAGCTATGGGTAAAGCATTTATGTTTGGAGCTAGAGATAATAGAGAAAATCAACAACTTGATAGAACTGCTTCTTTGTTAAATCAAGCTTTAGGTATGGAAGCTCAAGCTGGTGCAGATAAAGTAGGTGCAGTAACCAGCACTTTAGGAAGTGTTGCTAACATGCTTCCGATGCTGTCAGATAGAAGAGCTAAAACTAACATTAATAAAATAGGTGTATCACCGTCTGGCTTAAATATTTATACTTTTGAATATAAAGATAAAAGTTTTGGTAAAGGAGTATTTGAAGGTGTTATGTCTGATGAAATACCTAAAATTGCTGTAATAAATCACGCTGATAGCTTTGACAGAGTAGATTATTCTAAGCTTGACGTAGAATTTAAACAAGTATAAAATGAATAAAAACATAATAAATAACTCGCTTATACAAAAGATATTAACAACTGGAGCTTTAGCCTTTAGTAGTGATTATATATCTAGTTCTGTAGATTATGATTTTAAAATATTTGAAAAAGCATACACTGGAACAGGCGAATTATACGCTAGTGTAAAGTCTAAAATAGAAAGTGGAGACTGTCAGGATAGTAGTTGTCAAAGCGAAATAACTTTTCTTCAGCATTTAGAAGATGCGCCTAAAAAATCTTTAGATTTTATGTCTAATTTAATTTCTCAATTAACTAATGTAACTAAACCTAATTTTGATTTAAATAATGATTATAGGTATAACGTAGCTTACTGTGTAATGTTGTCAAGACCTGGTTTTTCAAGACAAGACGGTTATGATGTTAGTTTATATTTAAATGAAAATGGTAGTCAAGATTTAATTTTTAATGGTCCTGCTTTAGAACAACCTTTAGTAATAAACAGTAACGCACTATATAGTCTTCTTGGTATAAATCAAAACATAGTATCTATAACTCCAGACATAGAAAAATCTATGATGAGCCTGCTTGTTCAAGCTACTTTATTTTTACCTGAATCTATAGATGAAAATGAAGAATTAAAACCAAGTGCTAAAATATCAAATGAGTTTATAATAACAGGATCTGATGGAAAACCTGAGTATGATGTTATAGAAATAGAAAATGGTTTTAGTAGAAACATATTAAAATATGATTTAGACAAAATACAAAGAAAAATAACTCCATTTGTAAGAGCCGAAGTAGCTGGTATAATGAGATTCGAGCAAGACACTATAGCCGCTTGGAATGTTTATTTTTCTGAACACAAAGACTACTGGTTGTATGAAGATAATTTACCTTTAAGCGATGATAAAAAAGATGAGTTTTTTAAAAAATACATGGAATATTTAATGTATAATTATATAGATAAATTTACTGCTAATAAATTACCTGAAGATCCAGCAGATGCTGCTCCATTTAATTCAGAAGAAAATAAAAAAGCTAAAGCTCAAAAATTCATTGACGATAACCAATTATAAATTTAATTAAATGCTGTTAATAGAAAAAGTACAGGAACTACAAGCAATTCAACCGCCTCTTGATTCTACAGAAATTAAAAGAAGAATAGAAGAGTGGAAATCATCTACTAGTTATAAAGCTCCAGAAGAAATGGAGGTTAAAGAAACAACTGAAGTAGTAAAAGAGGGAAATTCACCTGCTGTTGCGGAGACGGATACGACTGTAACAGCGGAAACAAACGAAGTATCCGATCCTTCAGACTCTGGAGATGGAGAATTAGCATCTCAAGAAATTAAACCTGGTGAGTTCCAGGCAGGCATGACTGATGAGCAGTTAGATGCTACTAGAAATTATCAAAAACAATATGAAAACGTAGCTAAAACCAACGAAGTATATTCACCAGAAAATGATGATTACGAATATAAGTTTTCTGTAAATGATCAAGGTGGTTTAGATTATTTAACTAGAAAAAAAGGTGAAGAAGATTTTATAAAAGCTAGTGATATTGCCGAGTTTTCAATAGCAAACACTTTTGGTCATTTAAATGAAGATCAGAAAAAAGAATTTGAAGCATATCAGGAACAATTAAAAAAGATTCAAGAAGAACCTGGTACTGTAACTTTACTTGAAACAGATCCTGAAAAAAAGAATTTAGCTGTAAGAGCAGAAGATGGTGGTTTTTATGTGCCGCAAAAAGAGTTACCTAAAGCATCCACAGAAGATGCAATGAAAAACTTTGAAAAAAGAACAGGTAAAAAACCTAGTTCTTTAATGGAGCTTACAGAAGAAGATTATATTATACAAGATCCTACGCTGCTTGAAAGCTCTATAACAGAAAGCTTAATGCTTCAAAACAAGCAAAAAGTAGTTCAAATAAGAGAAACATTAAAAGGAATTAAGTCTAATACGTATAGAGCTCTAAGTAGTCTATCAAGACTTCCTACTTTTATTAATGAAAACTTATTTATAGCTTTAGCAGACGATAAAACATTAGAACTATATAACAGCTTAGATGTAGAAAAAAGACAACAGGTTTTAAATAAAATGGTTGGCATGAAATTACCTGTTGATAATTCTAATATTGTTAACTACTTACAAGGTATATCTACTAATTTTAAACAAAAATCTGATGCTATAAATGAAACAATGGTTCAATACGATCAAGGTGTTGGAGAATTGTTTGGAGAAGGATTTAAAGAATTAGATACTAGAAAAGTATGGGACGCAACTGTTAGAATGTCTTCAGAGGCTTTAAAGTCATTGCCATCTTTAGTTCAAGCTATGGTACCATATGTAGGGATTGGATCTATAGTAGCCGGCGAAGCGGCCGCGAGTAGTTTAGAAAAACAAGAACAAGGAGAAGATTTAAGCGGTAAATTAAACACAAATAGTTTAATACATGGCGTTAGTGAAGGTTTTTCTGATTACGTACTTAGGGGTATAGGTAAAAGAGTTTTTAAAGCTATACCAAAAGATGCTGCGCTAAAAAGCATTAAACAAATAGTTGGTCAAGTAGCTAAAGATTTTGGCGCAGAAGGATCATCAGAAAGCATTACGCTTCTTGTTAATAAACTAGCAGATTCTTATATACTAGATGATGAAAAAGCTTTTATTGGTTTTTGGAGTGAACTTATAGACACGTTTTTAATTGGTGGTGCATTAGGTGGAAAGTTGTCGGCTGGTGGAGCTGTTAATACTGTTATTAGTCAAAATGCTCAAGCGAGACAAGTTAATAGAACTATAAAAGACGCTGATCTTAATAATGTCACAGAACTTTATATAGCTCCAATAGCTACTGAAAACAGTATAAAATTATCTCAAAATCCAGTCGCTAAAATGGCTTTAGATAAAGCTGTTCAAGCGCAAGTAGATGCAGGTGAAATCAGTGTAGAAAAAGGTGATGAAATAAAAAACAACTTTAGACAAACTGAAGGCGCTGTAAATACTTTAACAAAACTAGATATAGGAGAAGCTAATCAACCCGCTATGGTTGATTTAATGATTGAGCAAAAAAATCTACAACAAAAAGTAAAAGAAGTAGATAACTCTAGTTTAACAAAAGAAGAATCAACTAGGCTTAAAGAAGTAGATACAGAATTAAACAACTTAGTTACACAAGACAGAATTTCAAAAAACATAAAAGGTGCTGAGACTTTTATTGAAGGTCTTGAAGGCGTAGGTCTTGAGAATATTAAAGGCACAGAAGATCTTATATCATCTGTTGAAGCAATAGAAGCCAATGGCGGTGAAGTTGTAGGCTTAGCTAGAGATGAAAAAGGAAATATACTACCTGCTAAAGACCAAAACTATGGTTTTATATCTAGAATGGGTGATGGTACTACTCAAATTATACTAAACGAAGTTTCTGCTTTAAAGGATAATGTAGCTACTACAGCTCAACATGAGGTTTTACATGCTTTATTAGATAAAATATTTGTAAATAATAGCGCTGCAAAAATAGATGCTGGTAAAAAACTAGAGGCTTTATTAAACAGTGATGGCATAGAAATGGATGCTTTACTTACTAATAGACTTGATCAAGTCAATAAGCAATTTAAAGATGGTGATATAAATGAAGATCAGTATTATGAAGAAGTTTTTACTTTAACTAGTGAAGGTTTATCTAGTGATCAAATAGTAGAAAACACTACTTTAATTGATAAATTTGCAGATTTTGGCAGAACACTAAAAAGTATATTTAGCGGTGGTAAATTAAATATTAGCTTTAGAACTGGTAGAAGTGCTTTAGACTTTGTTAAAGGATACAATAAAGCAATTAAGAGTGGTAAAGGCGCAGATGTGGCTGCGAAAACCGGGACTATAAAAGGAACTGAAACTACTGAACAAGGTAAAGCTAGAACATCAGAGCGTATATATCAAAAAGTAGAATCACTTAAAGACAAGCTTGTTGATCCTAATACTAAACAAGAAACTGCTTTTGAAATAGCTAATGATCCAGCTATGTTTAATGAAATAGATCGTAGATTAAAATTTGATGCTGACGCTATTGCTAGAGAAGACGTTATAAGAAACTTTCTATATGACGAATCAAGAGGCATGTTAGGTCTGCTTAAAGGTTACGATCCTGCTAGAAATGATAGTATAATGGGTTATTTAAACTCGTCAACAGCAGGTGGTAAGCTTTTAGACGCTAGACTTTTTGAGTTTTTTAAAAATGATCCTAGGTATGAGCGTATAATTCAATCTACTACAGACGAAAACATTCAAAGAAAAATTGAAAGCAAAACAACTGGTGGTAAAACAACTACTACGAAGCCAAAAGCAAGGGCTAGAACAACCCCTAAAGCATCTAGGAAGTATCCTAGTACAATATTAGGTAATTTAGGTGTTAGCACAAAGGCCGAGGTAGACGCGATGTTTGAAGAGGCTATTGCAGATGACATTGCTAACTTCTATAAAGGTGAAATAAAAGAGTTTAAAGACATCAAAGATATAGGACCTGCGGTTGCTGCTTTGATGGAAAAAGCTACTGGATTAAAAGCTAATAGATTTTCTAGCAAAACTCAAAACATCATGAAAAAAGATGTTGAGTCAGGCGCTGTTACGGCTTTACAACAACTGTTAAACGCAAACGCAGACGCTGACTTTGCCATGCTAGCTGAATCTGCGAACATAGAAGGCAAATCAACATCAATACCTGGTAAAATATTAGAAGCTTTATTTACTAAAAATTCTAAAAACAAATACGTAAGAGATACTAGAAAAGGTTTAAGAGATTATAAAAATATAATTGACGCATTAAATCTTGAAGCTAAAGTAAAAAAAGGTAAAGACGCAATATACAGATCAGCTGACGCTCAAGCATTAAAAGGCTTAGCTAACTTATCTCTTAGAAACTTAATATTTGAGCAAGCTGTACCAGATCCTGTAGCTAGAACAAGAACAGGTGCTAGGTTTAGTATTAAAAAACAGCCTAAAACATCTGGGCTTAAAGAGATAAAGCAAATAGCTAATCAAGAAGCTTTAGAAAAAGTAAGAAATGATAAGTCTTTAAGAAGAAAAATACTAGTAGATGTTTTTGGATCTATTTTTCCTATAGAAGTTCTTAAAAAATCAGTTAATTTTTCGCTTGGAAATAAGGTTTCTAGTTTAGCTAAAAGAGGCGTAGGGCTTGACATGATAACAGACTCTAACAAAATATTAGATTCTAAATTAAGACAAGAAGCTAAAGATTTAATTGCAAAAGGTGAAATTTTAGAATTAGAATCTATAAAAAAAGATGCAATAAAAAATACACCTGATTTTACTGAAGATCAAATAACTCAAGTAAGAGAAGCTTTAGGTCAAAAAGACGGAGCTAAATACAAATTAAGACTTAGTAATTTAGATCTTCACAATAAAGGAGTTGATTTATTAATAGACGCAGAACTTGAAGTAGCTAAAACATCAGAAGAAGCTTTTGCTGTTTTAACTGACTTTATGTATCATTACGCTTTAAACGCTAATCAAAATAGAAACCAAGCTACTAATGCCGGTGTTGAATCTGGAGCTGTTATAACAGAAAACGGTAAAACACGTAAAAGACGCGAAGTTGTAGATGAACATGTTTTTCAAGCAATAGAACACGCTAAAACAAAACTTCAAATATATAGAAATATAGTTGAAGCAATAAAATTAAAAGATAAAGCAGAACTTGAAGGAGCAAAGCAGAAATTGCCAGAGCTAGAGGAAAAAATTGCAGCTGCTAAAAATTCTTTAAAAAGATATAAACAGTGGATTAAAACAAGTTATATTCAAGTAGCTTTAAAAAAAGAAAGTGATATAGTTGATGGAAATTTAGTTGATTCAGATGGAAACGTTTGGAGAAATAGCGGAGGAACTTCTCACCCTATTTTAATGGAAGCTTTAAATAAAGCTATAAAATCAGGTAAAGATGCAGACTGGGATGCTGTTCCTAGTTCTTTGTTAAGATATTTTAATGGCTATAAAAATAAAAACGGAGATTCTGCTAGTTTAAACCCTAACAACTTAGAAGTGTTTGATAAAAATGTTGCTGTAGATTTTAATGTAGAAGTTGCTCCAAATTTAAGGCAAAATATAAATGTAGTACAACTACAGGGTAAATTAATATATCAAGTAATATTAACAGAAGCTGGAATATTAACTGGTGATAACGCAGTTACAAGAGCTAAAGCTAGAAAGCTACTAGATTTTCAATTAGAAGCAGAGGTTTCTAAAGCCAGGCAGTCTAAGAAAATAAACAACCTAGCTCCTAATAATTTAAAAATAGAAGGTGAACAAGATGCTAATACTGTTAAAGTAGTAAATGAGCTTAATACTTTTGACAAAGCTTTAGCAGAAGGTAGAAAGTTAGACAAACCAGTTAAAAAAATTAGGGTGTTTGATTTTGACGACACTTTAGCTAGATCAAATAGTAAAGTTATAGTAATAAAGCCAATGTCTCAAATTGACACGGACATGCTTGATATTGTAGCTAGAAGAAAGTTTAAAAAAGAATTTGAAAATTTACCTGGTTATAAACAAGGTTACGATAGTTTGAATGAGTCACAAAAGCAAGAAGTTTTAAAAGAAACACCTGGTGCTACTACAGAAATAAATGCTACACAGTTTGCTGAGCAAGCAGCAGATCTTGAAGCTCAAGGTGCTACTTTTGATTTTGCTCAGTTTTCTAAGGTAATTGATGGCAAGAAAGGACCGCTGTTTGATGTTGCTAAAAAAATAGCAGACAAGCGTGGTACAGAAGATTTATTTATATTAACAGCAAGACCACAAGAAGCTGATGGTCCTATTAAAGCTTTTATGAAAGCGCTAGGTATTGATATACCTTTAGGTAATATAACTGGTTTAGGCGATGGCACAGCCGCAGCTAAAGGTAGATGGATTGCTGGCAAAGCGGCTGAAGGCTATAATGACTTTTATTTTGCAGATGACGCTGGTAAAAATGTTAAAGCAGTTAAAGAAGTATTAGATCAAATAGATGTTAAATCTAAAGTTCAGCAAGCTAGAGCTAGTAAAAAGCAAACATTTAATACTGTGGTTAATGATATGATACAAGACTCTTCGGGTATTGAATCATATAAAACTTTTTCTGCCGCTAAAGCTAGAACAGTAGGTAGAGATAAAGGTAGATTTGATTGGCTAACATTAGCTTCATCTGCTGAAGATTTTAAAGGTTTATTGTATAGCTTATTAGGTAATGGCAAAAAAGGTGAAGCTCAGTATGAGTTCTTAAAAACAAACCTTATTGATCTATACAATAGAGCTGAAGATTCTATAATACAAGCTAAGATAGCTGCAGCTAATGACTTTATGGCTTTAAAAGAGCAGTTTCCAGGTTTACCTAAAACATTAGAAACAGAAACAGGTGTTGGTAAATTCACGTATCAACATGCGCTTCGCGCTTACATATGGACTCAGCAAGGTATGTCAATACCTGGGCTTTCAAAAACTGACGTTAAAAAACTTAATAAGTTTATAACTGATGACGCTAAGCTTCAAGCTTTTGCAGATCAACTCATGTCTATTCAAAAAGGTAAACCATATCCTAAGCCTGGTAAAGAGTGGTTAGGTGGTAATCTAACTACAGATATTATTGGTGGTATTAATAAAGTTAACCGTAAAGAATATCAACAAGAGTGGCAAGAAAATGTAGATATTATATTTTCACCTGAGAACTTAAACAAAATGGAAGCTGCTTATGGTACTCGTTGGCGTAAAGCTTTAGAAAATAGTTTAGCTCGTATGAAAGCTGGCACGAATAGATTAGGTTATACTGATTCTAGCAACGCTGTTCTTGACTGGGTTAACAACTCTGTTGGTGCTGTAATGTTCTTAAATACTAAATCTGCGCTGCTTCAAACTATATCTGCTGTAAACTTTTTAAATTGGGGTGATAATAATATTATAAAAGCAGGCGCTGCATTTGCAAATCAAAAGCAATACTGGGCAGACTTTATGAAGTTAATAAATTCTGACTATTTAGTACAGCGCCGTAATGGTCTTAAGATAAACGTAAGTGAATCTGAAATAGCAGACGCTGTAAAAGATTCTCAAAATAAACCTAAAGCAGCTATAGCGTTTTTACTTAGTAAAGGCTTTGTGTTTACTAGATACGCAGATAGTTTTGCTATTGCAACAGGTGGTTCTACTTTTTATAGAAATAGAATTAAAAAGTATTTAAAAGAAGGTATGGACCAAAAGCTTGCAGAACAAAAAGCATTTGAAGACTTTAAAGATGTAGCAGAAGAAAGCCAGCAGTCAAGTGATCCTTCTAAAATTAGTATGCAACAAGCTTCTGGCGCGGGTCGTGTTATACTTAACTGGGCCAATACTCCAATGCAATATGTAAGACTACAAAAAAGAGATCTACAAGATTTAATAGCAGGTCGTGGTGATCCAAAAGTTAAAATTGCTAGAATAGCTTATTATGGTGTTATTCAAAACTTAATATTCAACGCCATGCAACAAGCCTTATTTGCAATAGGATTTGGTGATGACGATGAAGATGAAGATCCAAAGAAAAAAGCTCGTGATGATAAAAGAATAGCTAGAATGGCAAACGGCATGGTTGATTCTCAGTTAAAAGGTTTAGGTATTGCTGGCATGAGTATGGTTGCTGTTAAAAACACTTTAATGAAAATATACGAAGAGTCTGGCAAGAAGAGACCTGAATATGAAGCAGCCTCTATTGAAGCTTTAAGTTTTTCACCTGCTATCAGTTCTAAATATAGAAAATTTGTTGGTGGTTTAAAAAGCTTTAGCTGGAACATGAAAGAAATAAAAGAAAAAGGTTTTAGTCTTGATAACCCAGCTTATTTAGCAGGTGCTCAAATTGTAACAGCTTTCACAAATTTACCTATTGACCGTGTTATGAAAAAAGCAAATAACATAAGAGGTATATTAAGCGAGCAATCACAAATGTGGCAGAAAGTTTCACTGGCACTAGGTTGGTCTTCTTATGATGTTGGTTTGCCTTATTATGGCGGCTGGGATAAACCGGTTGAACCTACGCCTGAAGAGCTTAAAAAGCAAGAGATTCAAGTAATGAAACGTGATACTAATACATCTGAGCAAACACAAATGCTACTAGATTTAGGTCTTGATAAAAAACAAATTAAAGCATTGCGTTATGAAGACGCTAGAGTTAAAAAAATAATTGAATTACAAAATAAAAAGAAAGATGGCAAAAATAAACCCTAAAACGGCTAAGGCTATGTACAAGGCTGGTATGAAAGCTAATAAAGAAAAAATAGCTCAAGAACGCTATGGCGAGTTTGGCTTTGATACTTTAACCTACGATCAACAACAGGACGTTTATAAGAAATACCCTAAACTTCCAAGAAGCTCAAAAGATATAGGATCAGACTTTGAAACACCTGCTAAACTGGGATCAGCATTATATGCAAAACTAAGCGCAGGTTGTAAAGCAGCTGCAAGAAAAAAATTTGATGTATATCCTAGCGCTTATGCTAATATGTGGGCTTCAAAGCAACAGAAAAAAGGTAAGTGCTAATGGCTTATAAACAAAAAACAGATTCGCCTCTAGGGCATTGCTGGGCAAACGTAATGCACACGCAACCTTGGAATAAGATGCGTAGTAGAACAGCTGCGGCAGCTGGAAGAGGTAAAGGTAATGACGCTAGTCTTTCTGAAGCAGAAAAGAAAAGAAAATCACCTTTAGATTGCTGGGACGGTTACGAAAGAGTTCCTGGAACTAAGAAAAATGCTAAAGGTAGTTGTCGTAAAACTTCTCCTTTAGGAAAAAAAGAAGTTAAAAAAGTCAAAGCAAAAGGCGGAGGTACAAAAAAAGTTTGTTTACCTAAAGCTAAAATTGCTAGCATGAGTAAAGAAGAAAGACAAAAGGTTATTAACGCTAAAAGATCTGCTGCAGCTAAAGGTAAGTATAAAAGATCTAGTAAAAGCAATGTCAGCGGAACAAGTAGCGGTGGCAGTTTAAAAACTTGGGTTAAACAAGACTGGAGACAGGTTGGTGATCCATCAAAAAAATGTGGAGAATAAAATGAGTTT